GACCACCGATAAACTCAAACTGGTCATTAGGATCACATTGATATACAACATACTCAGCATAGTTATCACCGTCATCACCATTACCAGGAGCAAATTCATTAATTGTATTTGGCTTCTCTGCTGGGTAGAAGTAACGTCCATGTGTACCCTTCAAACTACGGCGAGTCCAAATGTAAACTTGTCTTCCCTCTTTAGTAGTGATTAGCTCCATATCACTAGGCTCATCACCAGTGATTGGCATTCTCATTGCCTTGTTATATTTGGTACCATCTAAGTCTAAGAAATCGCTATCGCCATCCCACTCAGCATTAGTAGGCTTCGGGCTATTCTTACCGTGATAGTTAACTTTGTTTAGTCTCTCAACATCTTTAGTGTCTGCGGCTAATTTTGATGCTCTAGCCGCATTCTCTCGTCTTTGTCGTTCAACTTCTTGAGCGGCCATAGCTCTATTAGAATCTGCGGCAGCTTTGTACATTTGTTGTTGTGCGCTTGGTGTAGGGAATGCACCAGCAATCGCACTTGCTTTACCTGCTGCGCCTGCGGCTGCTGCTGCCCCGATACCCTTTAAAATACCTCTACGTGTAATTCCTGCTTCTGCTAAGTCAGGTTGTGAACTTCTAGTATACTGAGTATGATCCGCAGGACGAACTTCAATATCTTTCATTGTAATAGCATACTTCTTTGTCAATAATGGAACTAACTTGTCTAATAGATAGTATGGAATCTTCTCTGCTACTCTATGGCGTCTACCCTCAGGTGAGACATAAAAAGCGTTAATCAATGCTTTAGGATCAATGATACGTGCTTCTTCAACTGTTTCAGGCTGTTTATCTTTTTCATATTCTTGCCAACCATGAAAACGTTTCTCATCAGGTTTCTTAACTTCATCTGGTTGCTTAAACATATGCTTGTATCCGAGTGGTTCAGATGTTTGCTTTGGTTGTTGTTTCTGTGTTCTAAAACTTAGGATAGCTTCTTTGATTTTTTCAACCTTAGCCGATAAGTCTTTTACTCTAGTAGCCTTTGTTTGTTTTGGTGCAGTTAAACGGGTAGCTGCTTTTGTCATCAAGTCCATTACTTGGTCATCACTTAATGCTGATGGCATATCTCTGCGCCATACTTCATATTTCTGTTCATCAGTAGCATCAGGGTTCAATAAGATTTCACGCATTGGTGTAGCACGTGGACCTTCTTCACCTCTGAATTTGCTTCTTGTCTCTTGTCTTGAGATTACTTTCAATTTCTTGAATCCGAAACTTTGATAGACCGGAACACCTTCTTTATTTGGCTTCTCTAAGTATTTGAATGATTCTTTTTGGTCTGCACCAACTACTAGTACAACACCTTGATAACCTAGATTTGCTAACTCTTGTAGTGCTTGATTTAAATTACCTTCTGCGGTGAAGATGTTCTTCTGTTGTGGGAAAACTGTTTGATAGATTGATAGTTTTTCTTCTGGAAACAACGGATCATCTTTACCAACTGTCTTACTAACAAAGAAGTACGGATCTGCTTTCATATCAGCAGCCTGTGTAATTACTGCGTCGGCTAGATACATGTGACCGGTGTGCCCCATGCCACGTCCCCAACCTACTATTGCTAGTTTACTATTTCCTGTGCGTTTCATAATCTATTTGGCTTCCAATTTAATTGGTCAATTAACTTCAAGAATTGACCTGGTACATCGTGTGTTAAATCAATCTCAGGATGTGCTTGTACATATCCTTCAGGGTTAGTTTGCATAATACCACCGTGTAGACCTAAACTCAATGACTTGATGATTTGCATCTTTTCATTAGAGATGGCTTCTACTGCACCTAGTGTAGCTTTCAAACCCTTTGTATCGCTTAACAGAAGTTCTGCTTTCTGTGGGCTTAGATTTGCTTTAGCCCATTCAGGAAAGTCTTTCAACAATCCTGTTGTACGTAAATGCTTATTCAAGTATGTATACAACTCGCCGCCTGGGTTACTCAACCCTTTCTTTGGTGCAAGATAGTTATCGATTGCTTGAGCATTTGCTTGAATGAATTTTTCAAGTTTGTCTAATCCAGTTGTATTTACACCTGGCATTTCTTCAACGTATGTTGTACCTTGAACGATAACAGTTGATGTTGATAGTTTACCAGTGTTTGATAATCTACCTTCATTAGTACTTCCCAATTTATCAAAGAATCCAGTAGCGGCTACCATCATCTTTGCTTTACTAATTTGTTTACCTAAATTACTATCTACTGGCACATGAAATGCAGTGATGTTTGGTTTGAAATCGTATGTATTTGTTCTTGGGTTTAACTGTGGCATAGCACTTGAACCATCTGGTTTGTTGCCTGGATAGAATAAGATACCACCTTCTAAGAAACCCTTCTTAGGACTAACTTGCTCGAACAACGGCCATAACTTTGCAATATTATTTGCGAACGCTACTCTACCTTCATCAGCAGAACCACCTGTACCCAAAATGAATTTAACAACATCTTCAGGGCTGTTAGGTAATGTAGGTGCACCTGTTTTAGTTTGCATTGCACCACGTGCTAGATATGCCCATGCATTTTTAGGAATCATTCTAAAGACTCCTTTTTCATCTCTACCCCAGTAGACAACAGGCATGCCGTCCCATTTCAATTCGATTGAATCATAGTTGTCAATCATATGACGCATACGTTCAACAACGTGCATCGCACCATGACTGCCATTAGACAATACCATGTCTTCGATATGTTGATACTTGCGACCAACTGATGGTGCTGCTGCTTCTGCTAGGATATCTGAAAATTTCATTTTAACAAACTCATTGTGTTTTTGAACCACTCGTTAACACCTGGGGTAGCTGATTGCCAGCTACGACCTGCACGAGCAGTTGCCATGATTTCTTCTCTATTCTGTTCTGGTACTTTAGCTAAGATAGATTCTACTGAACCTAAGTCTTTACCTGTTGCACCTTGACCTAATAAGTGTTGTGCGATTTCATCCCAGTCATCTGAAAGTAACTGAGCCTTTTTACCTGTTTCATCTCGTGCATACAAGCCTTCGTCTGCTGACCAAAGCATACCTTGACTTGTTGCTAATGCGCTCATTACTAATTGCTTGTTGACGCCTTTGTATTGTGAGCCTTGTGGAATATCATGTCTATGAAACTGAGCAACTTTGGCTGCATTAGGTACAACTTTCAAGTCTACTTGATAGAATTGACCTCCCATTGGAACTCTAGCATGAACTGTTACACCTGATTGGTATGTTTTCAAACCTTGCTTTGTTAGATAATCATTCAATGCTTTTCTAGTTGTTTTGCCATCACTTGTACCAAACGCATGTGCTAGAACATTTAAGTCAAGCATAGCGTCTAAGTCATTGCTAGGTACAACGTTGCCTTGTTTGTCAAAACGTGGCTTAAAGCAACTACCAACTGTGTTGACACCGACGCCCAAATCATTGAGATATTTTTGCGTAGTCTGAGTTAGTGGCTTGCCTACTTTAGTTGGGTCAAAGTTAGTAGCAACGTCATCCCAAATGTTTCCACCTTCATATAAGTTCATCTTAATAACTCACTTTTACGTTTTGAATCACACCTTGTGTGAAACCTGTTACTTTAGCACGTAACCAAACAAAGTTACCTGATAAGTTGTTATAGCTAGTAATAGTAGTGTTAGTTCCAGCGATATTATATGCTGTAAACCAATCATCTTCTGTTGGATCTTCAACTAAAGTTGCTTGGATAGCAATCAATCCAGTGAATGCTGTAACTGTCCATGTGATTGTTTGTAGGTCTTTGTTACCGAAAAAGTAACTAGCAGCTTGTTGTTTGTCCCCTGAAAGACTATAACCCACTACACTAGGATCATTAGATGAAACTTGAGACAACAGGATTAAGGTAGTTGCTTGTGCCATTATGCCCCTACCACTTCTACAACAACGGCGTCGCCTACTAATTCTTGAGCGACTTGTTCTAATGCTTGTTGAATGTCAGAACCTGCGATTCCGGAAACTTCGGATTCAGAGTCCTTAACGATTTTGCTGAATTTGATGACTAATACATCTTCGATAATCTTTGCCATGGTAAATACCCTATAGTAATAGAGTATTTATCATGATTAGACTGAATCTGGACGTTTCTCTAGTTTGTACTTTTTACCTAAATGCTCACCGTGCATTAAAGCAAAATAACTTAGGTAACTTTCTTCATTGTAATCAATGAAGTAGTTAGCACTTAGATAGTTGTGATACCAGCTGCGCCATCCTGTATGCGGAGATTGATGTAACCACTGCTTGAAAGATGGTCCCGGACGCAAGTTCTTGTTAGCTTCTAATGTTTTAAGCACACTTTCTCTGAAAGTTTCAGGTACTTTCTTGCTTCTAAAATAAACACGATACTTATGCTTTGGTTCATTCACAAAGGTCTTGATACCAGCAAAGCCAGAAGTCTCAACTTGTGTATAATCAACTGTTGCGCCCACGATACCGTCAAACTTCTTATGCAAAAAGTCCAAGTCATTGTGAAAGACTGCCATAACGTTGCCTTCCATACGGATAGTAACTGACTTATCTTTCTTGTGGTCATCCCTAAACTGTAAACATTGTTTAATGTCCTCTAGATTTTCTTGAATGATTTTACGTTCCTCAGCACCAGGTCTACCCCACAACTTATTATCGTTAAAACGCTTTAAGAACTCATCGGGTGACCAGTAGTATCCTCTACGTAGACCAGGTACAGTTACTCTAGCACGATATTCGTACTTGTTGTAATATAACTGGTCTCTGTAGTCTAATAGGTCTACACCTTGTACGTTACTGACTGACTTTAATAATCCCATCTTCGCCTACTTCCGCTGTTAGTTTTTGCTGAACATCGAATGTGAATTCGTCATTCAAACCTACGTGAACGTTAATTGTACTAGATTTGATTCGCTCAAACAAGATTTTCTTAGATAGAGGTACCCGAATCAATTCATCAATCTTACGTGCTAGAGGACGTGCTCCCATCTTAGGATCGTAACCCTTTTCTGCAAGCAAATCGATTGCTGGTTCAGAAATGTTCAACGTAATATCATGTGTATCTAACAATGACTTCTTCAAGTCAGTAGTAAATTTGACCACAATCTTCTTGATAGCCAAGTTATCAAGTTTATTGAACTTACACACCAAGTCAAGACGATTTCTGAATTCTGGTTTAAAGAACTCTTTCAATGCTTTGTCATCTTCACCTGTACGTTCCTGTGAACCGAAACCAATCATGCTTCGCTCTGAATCAGCAGAACCCAAGTTACTAGTCAAGATAACGATACAGTTTTTAGCATTGACTTCTTTACCGTTTGAGCCTGTAACTTTACCTTCATCAAGCAACTGCAAGAAGATGTTAAAGATATCAGGGTGAGCCTTTTCAACTTCGTCAAACAACAAGATTGAGTGAGGGTTCTTGCTCAAGTCGTTGATAAGTTTACCACCGCCGAGATTACCCTCACCGAAGCCAACATAACCAGGAGGGGGACCGAGCAATGCAGAAACGGTGAACTTCTCTGAGTATTCTGACATGTCATATTTGATAAGAGGCATATCAAGATTCTTACTCAACAAACGTGCCAATTCAGTCTTACCTGTACCTGTTGGGCCTAAGAACAAGAAACTTGCCATTGGCTTAGTGATAGTGCCGATACCTGCAAATGAAACATAGATGCGGTCAAGTACTTTATCAACTGCTTCTTCTTGACCAAACAACTTATCTTTGATGTTTGTTTCAAGTGATTGAACACGTTCATAACTGTCATCTTTGAGTTTGTCTGCGGGAACGCCTGCGATACGTTCGACTTGTTCGAAAATCATATCTTTGTTGATAACTGCGCCTTTATTGCCTAGAACTTTCTGACGAGCAGCCGCACCGTCGAGCAAGTCAATAGACTTGTCTGGGTTCTTACGGTCGTGCATGTAACGAGTTGAACTTTCAACTGCCGCTTCGATAGCTTCGTCTGTAATTTCAACTTCATGGAAGTCATTCAAACGTGTGCTTAGACCTTTAAGGATACGAACAGTAGATTCTGGACTTGGTTCGTCAACACCAACTTTGTAGAATCGGCGCATCAAAGCACGATCCTTCTCAAATGATTCGTAGTATTCTTCCCAAGTTGTACTTGCGATAACTTTCAATGTGCCTTTTGTGATGGCAGGCTTAATCATGTTGGCAAAGTCTGGACCTGTATTGTTCGCTGAGCCTGCACCCTTCATAGTGTGTGCTTCGTCAATAAACAAGATAGCTTTCTTCTTAGCGTTCAAAGCATCAATAACTGCTTTGACCTTTTCTTCAAAGTCACCACGATACTTAGAACCTGCTACGAGACTACCAACTTCCAATGAGTACAAGTCGTAACCCAACAAGAATTCAGGGATATCACCAGTGACAATCTTCTGTGCGATACCTTCAGCGATAGCAGTTTTACCTACACCAGGATCACCCACCATCAACACGTTTGACTTGAATCGTTTTGCCAATACGTTAACGATATCATCAATCTCAGTAGCACGACCAATCATCGGTTCTAGTTTGTTATCACGTGCTAGTTGTGTTAAGTTGATAGTGTATTCTTCTAAGATTTCATCCGCTTGCTCTTCGGTCAACTTAGCGGTGATTTCTGCACCTTTATAAGTCTTTTGCCAGTGAGGGATGAACTCAGATTTAGTGATACCGTACTTCAACAAGAAGTAGTGAGCATGACTATTTGTTTCATGTGCGATAGACAAATACAAGTCAATGGTTGTAACTGTTTTACGACCAGTGAACAATACTTGAGTAACAGAACGGTTCATCACTCGTTCCAAAGCATTAGTCTTGCGAGTATTTGCTTCTGTGCCTTCTTTTGCTTTGATAGCATGAAGACCATCTAGATAATGGGTCACTTCTTTGGTCATTGTGTCCATATCTGCACCGAAGCCGTCAAGACATTTCTTGAACGGTGTGTGGGTAATCAATGCCAATAATAGATGTTCAACGGTGCAATATTCGTGATTACGTTCTTTTGCGTTGTTAATCGCTTGTTCAATGATTGCTTCAATTTCTGGTGAATGCACGTTGTTTCCTTATTTTTTGGAGTTGTTAATCGCATCAATAATGCTAGAATCAATTATAGCAGGGATTACTGCTTTAATCAAGAGATATTGGTCACCATTGTTCATTCCCATTGGCAATCCTTCACCTTGAATACGTAGTTGTGTGCCCGGCTGCGTATTCGGTTTAATTGTTACATCCAGTTGTTTGCCCGAAAGTGTAGTGAATTTGACAGTGCTGCCCACAATCAAATCTAGTACGCTTACTTCTAGTTGTGAGAACAAGTCTCCACCATTTCTTTCAAATCGAGGATGAGGTTTGATTCTAAATTCAACAACCAAAATACTGTCTTTGATTAAGTTATCAAAACGCATAGATTGTCCATTATCTATACCTTGTGGTGTTTTGATTTTTACAGTATGAGGTGTCATTCCTACTTGGAGTTCAAGTGTTAACTCTTCCCCAGTCAATACTTGTTCAAGTGTTACCCAAACTTGTGTTCGATAACTAGGTTGGTGTGGTCTTCCGTGATGAGGACGTTGCCCAAACATTCCACCAAACAAGTCATTAATATCAAATCCCTGGTGATGAAATCCAAATCCACCAGGTCCACCGAAGTTGAAGTTAAATGATTGTCCACCCGGAAAGCCACTTTGCCCAAAAGGATTTGGGTTATCATACTCTTGTTTCTTTTGGGGGTCACTTAATGTTTCGTAGGCAGCTTGTACCTTTTGAAACTCGGCAGTATCACCACCCTTGTCCGGGTGATGAATTGCTGCCAATCTGCGATATGCTTTTTTGATTTCGTCTGGGGTAGCATTTTTGGCTACCCCTAAAGTTTGATAATGGTCGGTCATAATATTGATAGTATAGCACGTTAGGTGCTATTCGTCAATATTTATTTTGCCGCGCCTTCAATCTTTTCTTTTGTTCTACCATATGCGGCGATACCTAGAACTGCACCCATTGCAATGTGGTAAAGACCAGCACCTTGTAATGTCAATGGTTGCCATTGCATTGTTACGTTACCTTTTGTCAATGCTTGTAACAATGACCATAATACTGGGAAGATAACAAAGTCAGCAGTACATGTCATCATGTACACCCAACCCATAACTGGACGCCATTTCTTGTTGATCCAATCTGTTGCATCTTTATCTAATGCTACTGTAGATTCACCACCTTCTGACATTGCACCGCCACCTGATTTTATTAGTTCTGCTTGGTTTGGTTGTTGTCCCATGTTTCCTCCTGATACATTCGAATTTGATCCGAAATTGGACGCTGATGCGCCACCTGAGACTGAAGCGCCAAAGCCTGAGCCTGCTGGTTGAGATGCAAAACCTCCAGCTGGTGATCCAGATCCGAAATTGCTTCCTGCTGTTGGCGTTGATGCGCCGAAAGAGTTTGTTGCTGTTGAGAATGCACTTGAACCTCCGAATGTGCTGCCCTGTGGGAATGATGAAACTGCAGGGTCACTTGCTAGTGCTTCGTGATGTTGGTCATCAGTTGCGATAGCATTGTCTTGTGGTCCTGATTTTCTTGCTAATAGTGTTGCCATTTTATAATCCTGCCTTTGCTAAAAAGTCTCTTAATAATTTATCTGGTTTGTTTGTATTTGCTTGATGAGGGATACCAGCAGCATCACGCATTTCGCTTAATTCTTGGTCTGTTGTATCGATTGGTTCCTCTACTGATGTTTTTTCTTTTTCATCTGTAGTATCATCACCAATCTTCATGTCTTTTGCTTCTCTGTATGCTTGAGGACTTAAAATCATTACTGATTTCAATTCTTCTACATTGGCATGATATTTCTCACCGTCAACGATAATAGCCCATTCTTCTAACATCAATCCTGTCAATGTTTCTAAATCTTCTAGCATACTTACAATGCGTTCCGGGGCTTGTGTTCTACGGTTCATTTCAACGAACACAACATACTTCCCTGATGTAACTTCACCTGAGCTTACTTCGGCGTCAAGAATCCAATCGTAACCCTTTTCTAACCAATCAACTAAATCGTTTGCTGGTTGATTACCCTTAACAATAAATGAGCACGTGACGATTTCATCATCACTGCCCATTTGTGCTTGGTATTCATCGACGGACAATTCAGGGGTAATCTGACCCTTGAAATCCATATAATCTAGACCTTCTTTAAGAATCTTAGTCATTACATCATTCCCCCACCTTGAGGTGGCATTTGTCCCATACCCTGATCCATATCCATTCCCATGTCCATACCTTGATTCATATCTTGGTCTTGGCTTTCTTGGTCTGTTTCTTGCTTATCTAAATCGTCATCGTATGCTGAATCTAGTTCTTCTAAGTCAATATCTTTACCTGCCAATTCGATGGAACCTTCACGGATATCGTTCATTAGTTCTTTTGGCATTTCAATCATAACTAACCAAACTTCACGGTCAACTAGTTTAGGATAAAATGTGCCTGGCTTGTAGTCCTCAGCAGATTCAATCTTTACTGGAACTTTTATAGTGGTCTTTTTGAACTTAACGTTACACCCAACAGTTAATAAACGCCTTGCGCCCTTTGGATTAGGCATTAATTTGTGTGGGTACATGAAAACGCAGTCAACAGTATAACGTTTAACGTTAGGACCTGATACTAGTTCACCGATTTCCCAGTTTTGATATGCGTACAAGTCAGCTTCGTCTAAAACACGCTCAAAGTCAAGTAACGTGCTCATTGTACCGTCGCTGGTATAAACTCCCTTGATAGTATCAATGATACTTGGATAGTCAATATTTTTGAAAAATTCGTCTGATGGATTGCTCATAGTTTAGTATTTATCATTCGTTGAATGACTTTGAGCAAAGTAAGAAAAATACCCGTAGCCTAATATTTATCAGTTTTATGTGTGTTAAAAGTACGCTATTATGACACATTCTAACACCTTTAAATAAACTTGTACTCGGCAAGTACACGCTCGACAAGGAGACCGATTTTGAGCAAAAGAAAAACAGGCGCACTGCGTCAACAGGAACAAGATACTAGATACTCACACAGTAAAAAACACGACACACAGACATTCTACACAAAAGAAACTAAAACAATCAACTTTGACCAAGCACGTGCTAAGATAGACAGAAAACCTATCGCACTCGTACCTAAGACGGTCAACCAAGAGAAATACATTCTTGCATTACTCAACGAAAACGTAGATATCGTAGTCGTTGGCGGTCCAGCAGGAACAGGTAAAACTTATCTAGCTATGTTAGCGGCTATCAAAGCACTAAAAGCAGGTGAAGTAGACCGTATTATCTTAACACGCCCAGCAGTGGGTGTTGAAGATGAAAAACATGGTTTCTTACCAGGCGACTTAAATCAAAAGATGGAGCCTTGGACAAGACCTTTGTTAGATGTTTTAAGAGAGTATTATACTGCAAGTGAAATCGCCCACATGCTAGAAGAACAGATAGTGGAAATTGCACCCCTAGCATTCTGTCGAGGTCGAAACTTTAAG